AAAATAAATAGAAAAACTATGAAAATAAATAATAATATTGTTTTTGATATTGGCGACATTGTATTTTTAAAGACGGATTCCGAACAATTGCCAAGAATTATCACTGGCATTTTAATGCGTCCAAATAATCTTTTATACTATTTATCAAACGGAACAAACGAAACACAACACTACGAAATTGAAATTTCAAAAGAAGAAAACGAAACAATCAAACTATTTTAAAAATGACACCAATCAACAAAGCCGAACAATTGTTCAATCAATTCAAATTTGAAACCGCAAACGAAGACGTCAACAAAATGCTCGAAGATTTGGCATTCTTTTCATGCAAAATCTTAATCAATGAAATGTTACAAAATTGCTCGAAGAAAAAAACAACGTATTGGAATAGCGTTCACAATCACATTTTAGAATATTACACAAACAAAGTGCTAAATGTTAGAATCCCAAATACAAAAGAAGATAATTAAACGCTATCAATCCGAAGGTTGGATTGTTGTCAAGTTAATAAAAACAAACACAAACGGAATTCCCGATTTAATGTGTTTGCGTAACGGCGAAACAATTTTCATTGAAGTAAAAGCACCAACGGGCAAATTGTCCGAACTTCAAAAACACCGAATCAAACAATTAGAAGACGAACAATTTAAAGTTTTTGTGTTATATGAATAAAACAAACGCAGTAATTAATCAAGACGGATCGGTCAATCGAACGCATTTCACAATTGACGGAATGGAACTTGAAATCATAGGAACATCGTTCGGCGATTCGTATCGAGCAATCGACGCACACGATACAATCCGAAACCATACAAAAGGACGCGAAACAATTTGGCTTCGCTCAAAATTAAAACAAATAACCGATAAATTATGCTCGAACAATTAGCACAACGGCACAACGAATGGTTGAAATTAGCATTCAAGATTTGTAAAAACAAGGAATATTCAAAAGACTTGGTCCAGGATATGTATTTGAAAATTTACAACTCCGGCAAACAAATCGAAGATATAAACGAATGCTATATTTATTTCATTATGCGAAATCAATTCCTAAATGAAATCAAAGACGAAAAACGATTCGTTGATTTTGACGTTGCAATATTGAACGAAATTGATGAAGATTACAATTTCATTGCTGACATAAAAGAACAAGTCACAATCGAAACATTAAAAAAGGAATTCAACAAGTTAACTTGGTATGAAAAACAAATGATTGATTTAACCCAAGAATTTGGCCAACGCGGACTTTCACGAGAAACCGGAATTCACATTCAAACCATTCACAACACAACAAAAAAAATAAAATTAAAATTATGGCAAAACGTGCAAAAAAAGTTGAAGGAACTCAACCTTCCGTAAAAAGAACGTACAAGAAAAAATCAATCGAAGGGATTGGCGACATCGTGGAAAAAATAACCGAAGCAACCGGAATCAAACAATTGGTTGGTGATTGCGTAGAATGTACCCAGCGCAAATTCTTATTGAATAGATTGTTTCCGTTTAAACGTGTTACAAAGTTAATGACCGAACAACACAAACAAGAATTCATTTTGTTTCTTGAAGAGTGCGGAAATCGTGTTTTGGAAAACCGCGTGACCGACATCACAAATCACGTTCCGTTTTTAAATTCGCTTTATGCTGAATACTTCGGAATCACAATTGACATTTGCGAAAATTGTTCCGGCATTCACAAAGCAATTATTAAGGATTTAAACAAGTTATTTTTGAATTCGTAGTAATATAATTATATTTATTTTATTTTATGGACGAAATTCAAAACGAAAAAGGTTTGAAAGGATTTCAAAAAGGACACAAAGGATTCAAACCCAAAGGAGTAACACATGCACTCACAATCGAAGCGCGTGAATTGTTCATTATGACTTTGGAAGCGCAAGTTCCAAACGTTCACCAAGCATTCGCCGACGTACTCGAAAAAGACCCAGCGAAGTATTTGGATTTGTTCGCGAAGTACGCGCAATATTTCATTCCTAAAAAGGTTGAATCCGAAGTGAATTTCAATATTGAAAAACCTATTTTTAAACAATTAGAATTGAATGTCATTTCAGAAAACGACGGCGCAATCTAAAATCGCCAAATTAAGAAAACGAATTCGAATCGTACAAGGCGGAACGTCAAGTTCCAAAACGTTTTCGATTGTTCCCTTATTGATTTCGTACGCAATTGAAAATCCAATGTCGGAAATTTCGATTGTGTCCGAATCAATTCCGCATTTGAAACGGGGTGCAATCAAAGACTTTCAAAAAATTATGATCCTTTGCGATTTGTACCGCGACGAGCAATTCAACAAATCCGATTTGAAGTATAGATTCAAGAACGGAAGTTTCATTGAATTCTTTTCAGTTGACCAACCGGATAAATTGAGGGGTGCGCGTCGTGACGTTTTATTTGTAAACGAGTGCAACAACATCGACTTTGAATCGTATCAACAACTCGCAGTCCGAACAAAGAAGTTCATATATTTAGATTACAACCCGACAAGCGAATTTTGGGTACATAGCGAATTGATGAATGATATTGATTCCGATTTTGTTATATTGACATACAAAGACAATGAAGCACTTGACCCAGCAATCGTTCGGGAAATTGAAAAGGCAAAGGACAAAGCCAAGACATCGTCGTATTGGGCGAATTGGTGGCAAGTGTACGGACTTGGAAAAATCGGGTCGCTTGAAGGTGTTGTGTTTTCAAATTGGAAGATTATTGACAACATACCAAGCGAAGCAAAGTTTCTCGGTAGTGGATTAGATTTTGGATTTTCCAACGATCCGACGGCGCTTGTTTCAGTTTACGAGTATAACAACCAAATCATTGTTGACGAAAAGATTTACACAACCGGACTTTTGAACTCGGACATCATTCGACGCATGGAACAAGACAAACGATTTCCAATTTATGCCGATTCAGCCGAGCCAAAAAGTATTGAGGAAATAAGACGCGCGGGATTCAATATCAAACCAGTTGTCAAAGGCAAGGATTCAATTTCATTTGGAATCGCAATCCTTCAAGAAAAAGACATTCTTATAACAAAGTCAAGCACGAATCTAATAAAAGAATTTCGCGCTTATTCTTGGGACACGGACAAGACCGGAAAAAAATTGAACAAGCCAATTGACGAAATGAATCACGCAATCGACGCGTTGCGATATTTTGCAATGAGTCATTTTAAAATTATGAATAAAAAATTCCGCGTTTCATAAATTATTCCTATATTGCAACGTTTTCATAATTGATTAGTTTTTTGATTTAGTAAGAAGCACTCACTTTTTAAGTGGGTGTTTTTTTTTGCGTGACGATGACACAAAGACGAAATCCCTTATCTACGCTTTAGCAGTAAAATAAAAACACACTCCCCCCAAAAAAATGAAAATTTTGCGTCTTTCCGTCTAATTAGAAGTTTATTAATTTTGCAATTGATTAAAAGCCAATACTTTACAAGTCAAAAAATACTCAAAAAAGCGTGACGCAAATTTTTTAAAATGTTTATTTGCGTCTGTTATTAACAATTTGCGTCTTTTATTAACACGTTTGCGTCACGCTTTTACGATATGTAAACAAAAACGTTTATATTTTATTCCTTTATTTATATATTTTTCTAACGTGGGAAAAAAAAATAAATAGAATAATATAAATAAATGCTTATTTAGAATGATTCTAAATAAGGATAAAAAAAAGTAAACAAAACGACTATTGGTTGTTATATTATTAAATGATATTTTTATGAAGATTACAATTCCAACGGACTTGTCCGAAATTAAGTTGTCGCAATATTTGCGCTATTCAAAAGTATTGGAAGACAACCCGGAAGACGAAACGTTCATTGCGATTCAAATGGTGTCAATTTTCTGCAAAATGAAAATCGAAGACGTGATGAAAATTCCGGCTTATGACTTTGCGGAAATAGTGGAACACCTGGGCGAAGTATTGAAACAAAAACCGGCGCTTGTTAGAACGTTCAAATTAAACGGCGTGAATTATGGATTCGTTCCAAATTTTGACGACGAATCAATTGGGACTTATGCGTTCATTGACTCGCATTTAGGAAGTCAAGAAAATTGGTCGAAGTTAATGTCGGCAATGTTTCGGCCAATAACAAAAAAGATTGGCCAACTTTACGACATCGGGAAATTTGAAGGCGATAAATATGCCGAAGAATTTTTTGATATTCGAATGGACTGCGTTGTGGGTGCGGTGCTTTTTTTTTGGACTTTAAAAATCGAATTATTGAACAATATTCTGGCTTATTCCGAACAAGTGGTGACGACGGAAATGAATTCGGAAGCGGTGGAAGTTTTTTCGAACGCTGGGGTTGGTATCACTCAATTGCAAAAATTGCGAGAGGAAATTATTTTGACATCGAACGAGTTGAAGCAACAAACTTGCATTTTGCGCTTACCTTCCTTTTGTATTTAAAGGAACAAGAAGAAGAAGAAGCGAAACAAATAAATAATAAATTCAAAAAGAATGAATGAATTTTATAAAATAATAGAGTTTTTAAAATCGACAATCGAATCGAATCCGTTGGTCCATACAATTACACATGGCACACCGGATTTAATCGACATTGATAAAAAGAACATTTATCCGCTTGTTCATTTGAACGTAACGCAATCGCAAGTTTTAAGCGGTTATGTTTCATTTGATATTGAAATCACTTCATTAGACATTCGCAACGTTTTGAAATCAAACGTTCGCGACAAGTTTTTAGGAAATGATAACGAACTTGACAACCTAAACACGTGTCATGCCATTTTAAACCACTTAATTACTAAATTGAAGTTGCAATACAACGACTATGACGTTGAGTTGTTAAACGAGCCGAATTTGATTCCTATGCTATTGCAATTTTCAAATCAGTTGGACGGGTGGCAAACAACATTGACACTTGGAATTAAGAACGAAGTAATTGTTTGCGATTAATGGATCAAGACGAAACAAAAAAAACGTTCGAGGAATTTGGCAAATATGTCATTGAACGTGCGAAATCAAATTTAAAAAAAGACGGAAAACAAGCGTCGGGAAAATTGATTGAATCGTTGGACTTTGAATTCAAACAAAATCCAAATTCAATCGAGTTTGATTTTTATGCCGAGGACTATTGGAAATTTGTTGACAAAGGGGTCAAAGGAAAAACGAGTTCGGCAAAAGCGCCAAATTCGCCGTATCAATTCGGAAGCGGAACGGGAAAAAAAGGCGGTCTTCGAAGTGCGATTGACAAGTGGGTAATTCGAAAAGGATTGACAAACGTTCGCGACAAGCAAGGGCGATTCGTTAACCGCAAACAAATGGTATCAATGATTTCGAGTGCGATATATAATCGAGGTTTGACGGCAACTGAATTTTTCAGTAAACCATTTGAACAAGCGTTTAAGCAATTGCCGGACGAAATCTTGGAAGCATACGGAAAGGATTTCGATAAATTTTTAACAAAAGAACTTGAATAATGAAAAAAATATTTGTACGAAGTCCGTACCTTATAACGATTGACGAAGTAGACCAAACGTCAGCAAAGTTGGACGTGTATTTGTGGAACAAAGGCGATTCAGTCCCAACAATTCCGGCCTATACTTTGAGCGGAACAATTGCAAGTGAATTTCAAACCGCTATCAGTTGGAACGTTGCAAATTATGCAAAGGAATATATTAAGCCAGTCAAACCGGTTTCAGTTAGTACACCAACTGAAGAATCAACAAAAACTTGGTGCTATTTAAAAGTTGTCATGTACTCAAACGACGTTGAAATTGGCGAAGAAACTTTCGCTTGTTTAAATGGATATACAAGTTATTTCGACGGACAAAATTTTTACAACGACGGAATTGTTTTTCCATTAGTAGCGACTTCAATCAAAATTCAAAAAACGCCTTCGTTTATTCCTTATGTAAATGTTTTTTATGAGCAAGGCGAATACGAAATAATTGGCGTTGGAACATTGAGCGTTGGTGAGCCAACAATGTACAAATTGCCTTTGACTGCAAATTTAAACGGGGACGATTATTTCGAATATTTTTCCGAGGAAATTTGTGAGCCGAAATATACACCGGTAGTTTGTTCGTTTGTGAATAGATACGGCGGTTGGCAATTCTTGACATTTTTCAAAGCGTCGAGCGAATCAATCGAAGTTGAATCAAAAGATTTCAATTTGTTGCCGTCTTCAATTGATTACGATATTTATCAAGGACAAAAGCAAAGATTCAATTTTCAAGGCAAACAATCAATCCGTTGCAATACTGGTTGGGTTAATGAAAATTATTTTAATTTGATTCAAGATTTATTGTTGTCCGAAACGATATTGCTTGACAACGTGCCGGTAACTTGCAAATCAAAATCGAGCGCAAAAAAGACGCACTTAAAAGAAAAAAATATCAACTACGAAATTGAATTCGAATATAACTTCGGGTTAATAAACGACGTAATTTAATGATAGTATCTTTATACATATACACCGATTCGCTAATTTCAAATTTCACGCCGTTAACTGCGGACACAACTTTTTTGACTGCCGACACAACGGAATTTAGAGCGGACCAAACAAGAACGGAAGAAAAAATCAAAGGAAGAATCGCGCGAAGAATTGAACTTTACAACGACGAAAAAATTTCAGTGAGTTCGTCGATACAAAACATAAACGATATTTCGAAAGTGTTCACCGATTATTCGAATTCGTTCACTATTCCGGCGTCAAATAACAACAACGAAATATTTCGTCATTGGTACGAAAATTCAATTGACGAAGGTTTCAATCAATTGATTCGTTACGACGGATTCATTGAAATTGACACACAAATTTTTCGTGTTGGAAAATGGCAACTTGAATCGGCTTCAATAAAAAACAACCGAATTGAAAATTACAAAATAACTTTCTACGGAAATTTATTGTCGTTGACCGACCGATTCGGCGAAGACCGACTTCAAGATTTGAACACCTTGAATGAATATACAATTGATTACGACGGCGACAACGTTGCAACGTTAATTCAAGCGTCACACGAAGAAGACGTTTTGTTTCCTTTGATTAGTTCGCAACGCGTTTGGCAATTTGGCGGTGGCGGTGCTGAAGACATTTCAAATTCAGCGAATCCAATTGTTTACAATGAATTGGCACCAGCGTTAAAATTGGCGCGTGTGTTCAATGCAATTGAATCGAAATATAATGTCACATTTAGCGGAAACTTTTTGACGCAATCACGTTTTAATGAGGCGTATTTGTGGCTAAAAAATAAGGAAGTATTTAACAAATGT